CTGGATCCGCGGTAGGTCTTACTGTGTGGTCGGCTCCTAATGTTGAGAATAATTTATTCATATCGTCAGTTCTGGTTGGATGTAAATTATCACCCTCAAACGTTCCTTTGTATGGTGGTGTTCCCGCCCCATCACCTTTAGCTGCAACGCCCGATGTATATCCATTATCGGTTAACCAATCTAATTCATAATGTTTTCCAAGTGATGATGGTAAGTATTTACCAATATATGTGAATGAACATTGACAAGTAATATGTTTTGGAAATTGTAATTTTTCATCTATCTCCCAAGTGGTAGTATCATTAACCTCTACACTTAAACTATCAAGAAAACCAGGAGTATCCTTAAACATATCACCAAGTGTTAAATTTATAAATGGTGCTATCATTCTATTGTTTTCTGCATAAGATGGATAACACAACCCAACCAAGTAATTCAATTTTTCCAACAATACAGGAAATTCTTGTTTTGTCTTTGGATAGATATCAAATGTAAAACTTATCTTTCTTTCTGCTCCACCATAAACATAAACTTTATCTGGACGACCTATATATTGTGTTCCACTCCATTCTGGACTAATACTATCTGATATTCCACTTAATAGTGCCCTAAATACAATAAATTTATTATTTACTAAATCTTTGAATTTAAATTTTATAAAATCATCTATTGGTAATGGTACATCTTTATTATCCATACCATAAGGTATCATATTTATCTTATCTGTTGCCGCTGTTAAATATCCAACCGTTGAATCCTTTAAACCACCTTTAATTTTACCGAGTACTTTATCAATAGATACGGGTGATTGATAACCACCATTATGTCCTGTATTATTACCTAATATGCCACCTAATCCATGTTGAACGGTTGTTAGTTTTAAAACTTGTTCTAATTTATCAGTATTTGTTCCAGCACTTTCATATGCCTCATAAATCTCATCTACTTGTTTATGAGTAGCATCACTACCTTCCATTATTGAAGTGTCAAATGACTGAAGTGATAATTCTTCTTCAGATTCAGCTTCGATATAATTCGTAGAAGCATTAAATATTGCCATTGGAGTCAATTTACTTGAGTTTTGATATCTATGTCCTAAATCATTATATTTAGTTGAAATCCATCCACGTCTACCTTGATCTGCACTTGAACCAGCAGTTCCATTCATTCCTTTATGAGCATCACCTCCACCAAATGCACCCTTTTGACTAAAAGTAATATTTGTTGGTATTTTTGGTGCCCTACCAAACGGAGCACTTGCAAATCTCATCTCTGTTAAATTTACAGAACCCAAGTCATTACCTCTAAATGATATTGATTGTATCTTATCGTCTTGAGGTTCTGATGCAATCATTCTTCCCATTAAAAATCTTAATCTACCACCCTTACCTTCTTTATTAAAATCGATATTACCGAGTGCAGTATCTAATGAGGAAAGTTTTGTACCCATACTTTTGAAAAAGTTACCTACCTGCTCCACTTTAGTTTCTGCAGATTTAAAAGGACCGGATAATTTTCCACTACTTAGTTTTCCAGCTATGATTGAACCAAGTGTAGGTCCACCACCGCCACCAGCTGGTGCATCATACGTAGGACCAAAATCTGCCTGACTCATATAAGTTCCACCACCAAGATGTCGTGTGGCGTGAATAAATGATGGAATAGAAGTTTTTATTGCACCTAAACTAAAATCTCTTGTTTCTTCTCGTGGATTTAGTGCCTGTAATATATTCTGTTTTGTAATCCACAAACTACCTTGTGATGTGTTCAACCAACCATCAACTCTATTAAAGTCATCGCCTGATTTATTAATCTTTAATGTTATCTCATCAGATGTACCAACCCTTTGACCTATTTCTTTCCTAATAAGTGGGTGAGTTCCTTGAAAATCAAGAACTTTATATGGCCAAACACCTTCACTATCTACGTAATCAAGTAAAAATTTACCTTGTAAATAACTTGGTGCACTATAATCAGGAGTACCAATAAAAACATTATTGTTTCCACCTGTTGCCGCAATAGTATAATCGTCTAATTCTTGTCTACTTGTATAGGTTGAGATGGGTAAAGTATCAACTCCGTATGCTCCTTTTGCCTGTGGTTCAAGATTGAGTGTTTTAACTCCAACTTGTCCATAGAATAGAGATGAATTAACCTGTGATATCGTATGTGATATCGGTGTGAGTGATATATTACCATCGATTTCAAGTTCAGATTTATATTGATCCACAGTAAATCCGAGTGGAGGTCCTCCTGGTGGAATAAATCCTCTACCTTGTTTAGTTCCATCCATATAATCTGCAACACCATAAGGTCCCCTTGTGGGTGGTGTTGTGTTGAGTGGACCAAATTTACTTTCCATTTGTTCTAATGATTTTGGATTAGGTCTTTCAAAATAAGGTGTTCCGTCTTGTTGTGGAGATTTACCAGTTCCAGCCTTGGAATAATCTGTCCAATTAAAATTTGATAAATCTTTTGTTAAATCAATTATACTCATATTTTATCTCTGTGAAAAAGAATTATTCATATCACGACCAAGTTTTTTATTTCCATCATTTCTATCTGTATTTGCCTGTTTTAATAAACCTGCTATTTCTTGTAATTCTGGACTTGAATTGGATTGTGGAGCAACTCTACCTTGTGAGTTATTTTGTCCAAATCCATTTACCAATCCAGGTGCTGCCATAAAATCGTCATTAGGTGATAAATTATATATTCCACCTTCTCTTGGTGAGATTTGAGTTTTTCCTTTTGATGGACTCATAACATCACCTGCTGCAGTTGCTATACCACCACCGATTCCACCTAATAATGCACCTAATGCTGCACCTTTTAGTGCTCCCAGTGCCATTGCACCTAAACCTGCAAATCCAACACCAACTATGGTAAGTGATCCCATAATACCACCAATTATACCCAATACTATAGCTGCTATTCCAGCAAATTTACCCATATTAGATAATAAATTACTATTTGACTTTTGGGTAACAGAATCACTTTCTTTCATAAATTCTGCTAACTTTGCACCACTCAACCCAATGGCATCTCCTAATGCTTGTCGTTGAACCACACTCATTTTTGCAAACTCTGCTTCACCACCAGCTTGATTCTTAACTTCTGTCATCATTTGTGCTAAATCACCACTAAATGCAAGACTTCTTGCCTTATCAAGATTAATTGACTTACCAAGTAACATACTGGCCTCTTGTTCTGCTGCTATTGAGGATTCATAATCTAATAATTTCTCTGCTACTGAATTAGTAGCATCTAAACTTAATCCCATTTGAGCTGCCTGTTTGGCGGCCTCTTCCATGTTTTTACCACCATCTTTTGCAAAGTTTGCAAACATATCGGCATTAGAGGCTAAATCACCCATTACTTTGGAGGCTGATAAACCTTCACTCTTAATATCTTTCATAAACTTGGCTTGTTTATCTAAAGCCATTTCTTTTGTATCACCAGTAATTGATGTTTGTAACATAGCTATCTTTGCCATATCACTAGCCTGAACTCCACTAAAGAAAGAGGCCTTCTTCATTGTCCATAGTGATTCAGTACTTATATCATTAACACTTCCAAATTCATCTAATAATGCTTTAGTTTCACTTCTGAATAACATCATTCCTGGAGATATTTGTGTAAACCCAACTCCTAAATCTTTTGCAAAATTAAATGCCGATACTGCCATTGCTCCCATAGCTGCTGCACCTGCTAATGCATATGGTCCTACTTTTTTCAACATAGGATTTAGTTTACCTTGGGATTTTAATTGTTTCTTGGCATGTGCTTGAGCTTCTGTTGAAATATTGTATTTACCCTTTTTTCCTGTTGCTTGTCCACCTGCTTGAAGTTCAAGTTCGTTTTGTGCCGCGGCTGCTTCTTTTGCACTTTCAACAAATCCTTGAGCAAAATCTTCACCTTTACCTGTTATATTCATTCTTTTAGATAGTAAATCACCAAAGATTGGAATTTGTTTAATCATACCATCTACGGCCTCAAACGGCTTTTTAATTAAGTCTGTTTGAGTGTTAACTTCATCGTTTACTTTTTTCTGTATATCATATTCGGCCTTTAATTTTCTTAAATATAATTCTTCATCAACATTTTTTGCCCTAATGGCTTCTCGTATCTGTTTGTTAAAATCAAGACTTCTAAATTCTTCTGTTCCGATGGCCTGTTGATTGGAAAGATAATCTCCTGTAATATCAACTATTCCTGTTATGGATTTTAGTTTTTTCTTACTTAATGCATCACCCTTGAGGTCTAACTTGAGTGCCTTTGCACCCATGCTGAGTAATGTTGCCCGTCCTGATAAACTTGCCTTGGTATCACCTTGTGTATTTTTTATTATTTTGGCCTGCTCGGCAGCAAGATTACGAACTTCCTTTGCGGATTCTGATGCCTCTTTGGCATTTTTTGCCATCTTTTCACCAGTTTTTAAAGCTTGCTTTTCGTATGAAGTAAGATTGCTCCAAAGTTCTTTATTGAGTTGAATCCAATCTCGAACTTGTTTATTAGTTTTTGCCCAATCTTTTTCACTAAAGCCATATTCGTTTAATTTGGCCATTTAGTTTTCCTGTTTTGATTTATAAATCTTCAAGGTCTTTTGCCAATTTTTCATAATCTGGTTCGTCTTGACCTTGTAATCTTGCAACTAATTTATCTTGAAGTTTTTCTGCCTCACGGGATAGTTTTTGAAGTTCTTTATCTTTTGCAAATAAATTGGTTATGAATTTATTTCCTTTTCTCTTACCTGTATTTTTCCAAAAGGAATCCATAAATTCATATAGAACATTCTCGTTCTTTATTTTATACTTGGGCATGTTGTTTTTCTCCGAATGATTAAAACTGAATAATTCTTATCAGTTATAAATATCAAATTAAGTAAAAATTACTTTCTTCTTGGAGTGTTTGATTGAGATTTTTTTTGTGCCTTCTCTATGGCATCATTTTCGTCATTATATTGTTTTTGTAAACGTTTAAGGTAGTAAGTTCTTAAATATATTGGCATATTATAAACCTCAGTAAAGTTGAATCCACCTTTTGCATGATATACTAAGGTGAATATGGCGTCATGAATATGTGGTTTATCAGCTGGCTGAAGGCCAAAAAAATCGAGCGGTTACTGGAACCGATACCTCCTCGAAATCTCCGTTGTCGAATTCAACCGTAGTTGATAAATCAACATCGGGTGTTACAGATGTTAGAAATGTTCTGTAGGCAAATGAATCTAATGAAAGAAATTCATTATCTACAAAATTATTTACAATTTCTCTTTCATCACTACCATCTACTGATATTATAGAAGCCTTTAAACGGGTGGTTATTTCAGGATCGACTCCTGAATCCTTTGTAAATTTTCTCATTGCCTTTAATTCGGCATCTATATTCTTTTCTTCTCGTTGTGTTAAAATTTTAAACGTAATCTTTCGTTTAGAAGTAGGTAATTCAAATAGAAATTCATTTTTACCCTTAGTGTGTTTTTTAAAATCTATTTTTTTATGGTCTAATGTACTTAAATCTACGGTGTGAGTTCTCTTTTCATTATTACTTGGATCAGTATATTCAAATTCATAATCTTTACCATATCCTAACACTCTTGATGCTACCATTATTGCATTTTTATCACCAATGAGTACATCATCAAGATTTACTCCTTCTGAAACTACTAATGCTTCTAATAGTTTATCCAACACTATACCTTTTTGTATTAGATTGGCTGATGTTAGTATATCCTCTTCTTTAGCCGTCATATACTTGATTTCCACTTGACCACTCGATAACGGACTACCTTCTGGATAAAAATATCCTTTCGAGGGCAAATCTATTACTTCGGTGGGAAATTGGCGTTTTTCTTCTGCCATGTTATTCTCCTTTGTATTATTTTTCTATTGTATTGTATACAATATAACCGTTTTTATAAAACTATAGTGCTGGGTATCGTTTAAAATACCCAGCTTTTAAATTACTTACTTTACTTCGGGATTTGATTTCCCAACCGCGTCTCTGACGGAATATAAACCGAAAGATGCTAATACTGTCCAAACAACTTCAGGTACTGCTTCTACAACACCCGCTGCTTGTAAAATACCAACTGCAGTTGCTATCACCGATGTCCATACTGTCTTTGACTTCCACCAATCTTTATCTGCTATGACTGCCATAATTGACTCCTTTTTTTATTAAAATTTTATTAGAATTGTAGTATTGCGTAATCGTATCTTAATGTAAGAGTAATGTCTGCAGGATCAGTAGTGTTTGACCAATCCAAGTCATTAAAATTAGCATTTACAATCCAAGTTCCCTTTAATGTCCACTCCTCTACCTTATCACCAACTGGTCCTAAAACATTGATAGTTACATCTTTCTTGTAAAAGTCTGTATAACCATCTCTACCTGTTACTGATTCATGTCCTAATCTAACCCATTCCATAACGGCTTGTGCCCCACTTGGAACAATCGGGTCATATAAAGTGATTTCTAATTCTTCCCATGCTCCCTTACCTTTAACATATCGTTTCACATTGATGTGATCAAGTTCGATAGTTTCAAAGGCAATTGAAGGTCGGTTAGCTGTTTTAATAAGATAAGCGGGTATTCCCTCAATATACATGATGTACCGATTTTTCGTTTTCGGTTCAAACGGTGTGAACATGATTTCCGAAGGATCTAATAGTTCTGGCATCTTTAATCTCCAATAATTTTTTTCTCAACTATAAATATCAAAATTATGAAAAATCATCACAATAGTTTTTCATAGTTTTATAGAAGTTTTACATCTCTGTCATATATAAATATACAAGGCAACAAAAAACCCCTCAAAAAAGAGGGGCTTTTGTTTATTTAATCTACTGATTAAACTTACTCAGGAAATGCTGCTCCTGTAGGTTGAACGATGAAGTCCAATACAATAAACTCAGCTGTCCGTGTAGGTTGAATAAAGATTTGACCAACCAACTGATTTCTATCTACTACATCAGCTGTATTATTGGTATCATCCATAACAACTCTAAAGGCTGACAAACCACTATTGGCTTGAACTCCTTCTAAGAACGGATTCACTATGTTTAAGAAACGATTTCTCGTTCCTGCTGTATTTTGTTCGAATACCAAGTACCTACTTGAAGATGCAATAAACTTTTTAAGTTTAATTAACAATCTACGAACATTGATTCTATCAAGTGCTGATGGTCTAGCTTGTAAGGTTTTTTGTCCCCACACACATACACCTTGACCAGGGAAAGAAGCGATTGGATTAACTCTTTCTTCATAAAGGTCATCCCTTTCTGAATGAGTCAATCTCGTTTGTGCTTCTACCACACTTGTCAATCCACCACGATTCAAACCAGCTGGTGCGAACCATTCATGAGCTACTTTATCTGTGAATGCTATGATTCCAGGTAAAACAACTGATGGCGGAACCCATACAGGTAAGGAAGTATTCCTATCAACAATCTTTACCCAAGGATAATAGGTTGCTGCGTAGTTTGTATCAAGAGTACTAATTGCCGATGTTGCAGTTGCAATTGTACCACCTTGAATACCACAATCTACTATATAGAAAGCATCTCCTCGTGCTTCCATCTTAGAAATAGCGTGATTAGTAATCTTGGAATGTAATCCGTGAACTACTCCAGGAGTTACCAACATATTGATATCAAATTCATCAGGATTACTGATTGCGTTAATAGCTTTCTTATAAGCTACCGTACCACCAGTTGATGAGGTTGAAATATCAAACCCTTGTGTGTTTGCACTTGTAATAGCATCACCAACATACCTTGAGGCTGCTGGGTTCACACTATCGAATCCACCTTGAAATGGAACAACGAACTTTCTCTGTTTAATATGAGAAAGTGCTAATGTTACCAATTCTGATCCAGTAGATACGGTGTCACCAAGTGTTGTTGCGTCCGTGTGTCCAAACATATCTTCCAAACTCATAGTAGTATTATTACCACTACCAAATGAATTAAGTGGTGCTAAGTATTCATTAGCATCTCCATTTGCATAATCGTGTCCATAAAGAACATTACTATCAAACTCATTCTGTGAATTTGTCTGTAATGATTTAAATGTCCATGATGGTATTCCAGATTCTGCAGTTGGGTTTTGAATTGCTGCGTGTCCCATCGGTACTACTGTTACTGGATTTTCTGAATCTGATGTAGGTTGGAAATCCGATACATAAATATATTTAGACATATTTGGCCAGTCACCATTATAAGTGAGTTTACCATTTGAGTCTATTGTTACATATCTATCACCAATTCGTCTTGCAAAATAACTTGGACTCGTTGTATCAAAATTCAAACCATCCCATTGTTCTAAGATATTATCTCTTGTTTGATTATTATCATTTAACCCAGTTTGTCTTACTTGAAGTGAAAACGAACCATAATCACTGCCTTGTATTGAACCAGCCTTCTTAACATTTGAGATTACAATTTTGTATTTGTTATTTACATCACTACCATGAGAACGAGATTGAACTTTAAACAAGTTATATCGTGCCCCACTTACTAACTGTGATTGAATATACGGCGTTGATGCGTTTTCATAAGTTACTGCTAAATTATGAGTGCCAGCACTTCCTGTTATTGCTGCTCCTGCAGTATATGCATTGCTACTTTGTGCATATTTAAAGTTTTTATACAAATATGCCGCTACTGTATTTTGACCAGATGTCTGTACTTGAGCATCTTTACTAAATACATTTTCAATATAATTAGCACTTCCTGTATCGAATGATATATCATATGATCGTGCAGTTAAACTATTCGCACCCCAAGTACTACCACTCAAATTAAGTGTTGCTGAACTCCAACTTCCTGTGATATTAACTCCACCTTCTAAATCTGCAGTTCCCTCTGAACCACCTCGTGATGGTAAGAGTACTGCCAATGTAGTCTTTGCTACAGTTGATGAACTAATGTATAAAGAAAGTGAATCAACCGAATATCCGGCCGTGTTTAAAACACGAACTATTGTTACAGTTCCTGCACTTTTTAAATATTGTTCTACCGCATACGGTGTGTAAAAACGTTTATCTGTTGAACCAAACATTTCTTCAAACTCAGGGAAATTTCGGATAATTGTAGGTACAAATGCTGGTCCCTTTAAAGTGGGTCCAATAATTGCAGCTCCAATTGACGCTATTCCTTGAGGTAGAAAAGATAGGTCACGTTCTCTCGTAAACACACCCGGACTTACGATTCTTTCTGCCATTTTCTTTCTCCTATTATTATGATTATGATTTAAATAACTTTCTATATCCCATTATGGACATCTAAATATTTAATATAAATATCTTATAACTTTCCCAAACGATGGGCTTAGTAGGGTTTATTTAAACGGCTTTCTTATCTTCTACCGGTGTTGGTGTGAATACACCTGTTGCTGGATCTAAATTTCCAGGACCATACTTTTTATTCAATTCTTTAACCAAATTTCGTTCAGTTTCTTGAATTTCTACATAATCAACTTCCAACTGTGTTTCTGTGGCCTCAATAGACTCGAATTGTTGTTGCATCAATAACTTCTGAACTTTTAATTGTCCAAATTGTAATTGTTTCTGTTGATACGAAGTTTGTAGGTCTTGTAAAGATTTCAGTTCTTCTTCTGAGAACTTTGTCTCTTGATCTGCCATAACTTTTTCTCCTTATTATTTATTATAGTATAACTAATATACTCATAGTATATATATATCAAATAGATTTCTCTAATTCACTTTTTTCTTTAGATCCTCTACCTCTTTTTTTAATTCTTTGATTGATTCAATCAATAGTGGTACTATTCGTTTATAATCAACTCCTAAATAACCATTTTTTCTCTCTATTACAATTTCGGGTATGATTTTTTGAACTTCTTGTGCAATAACCCCGACATCATGACCTCTTTCTCGGGCCCAACCAGGTGATTTATCATTCCAATCAAATTCTACACCTCTAATCTCACCTATCTTATCTAACGAACCTTTAATAACTTCTATATTATCTTTAAGTCTTTCATCAGATGAGTTATATGCTATTACATCACCATCTGCCACTATATCACCACTTGCAGATATTGCACCTGCACTTCCACCATAAGAACCACTAACATAAAGACTACCAGTAATTGTTGTACTGTTGGATGCCCTTATATTTCCATCTACTTCCACTCCACCTTTTACAATAAATATTGGATCTGTTGATCCAGATACGGTAAGTGAACCAGTTACTTGTAAAGTATTAAGTGTTGAGTAAATTGAACCAGTTTTTTGAAATATACCGGAAGTAATTCCGAGTAAATTACTACCATCCCCATATATACTTTCTGATACATATAGTGAGCCAGTAACGGTCTGGCTACCAGAAATTACTAATGAACCTGTTA